GTAGGAATTCTCCTCTTTTAATAGTTTCTACAGCCCTAAAATACTGATTAATACTGGATTTATAGTATTATAGGGTGAGCCACAGTTGAGCTACCGTTCTAAATTCTAACAATTTTTAAACGTTTATCGTTTCAATTATATAGTATATTTACAAGACATTCAAATGTTTTCATCTACAATTAAAAGTAAAATAGGGCCTACTAACCTAGATATTTTCTAAGTTAGTAGGCCTTTAAATCTTTTGTCATTCTTTCGATAATCTTTTGAAATCAATCCATGAGTCCACCTGCTCATGCTCAGGAGATATATGGATCACCTCTCAGTCATCGACGAATTGCACCTGCTAATCCAAATACACCGCTTACCACGGCCCATGTATCACGTTGCCGTTTAAGGCGTTGTTCGGTTCTCTTGTTTCGTTTGATTTGCTCTCTCAATTCGTCCAATGAGTTCGAGGCCTCTTTCAATTTCTCCTCTTGCTGCGTCGAGATGTTCGAGGCTTTCGCCAATTCTTGCGCCTGTTTCTCGTTGATTTGTTTCAAGGCGTTCAATTCCTGCCCCTGTTTCTCGTTGATAGTCTTGAGCCTGCTCAATTCGTCGCCCTGCGTCGCTGTTAAGCTGTTGGCTTGCCGCAATGCTTGCTTTGAGTTGTTGATTGAGCTTTCTGCTGTCATCAAGCGCCCTTTGAGTTCGTTCCAACTGCTCACGGGTACGCTGATAGTCGGTTCTTGTGTCGAGGTACCCTCTGAGGAGGCTGCATGCGAAACAGATGATAAGAACGCTAAGCACACCACAAATAACGCGCTTAAAAGTAAACGCAGATACAATTTTGTTCTTGATAGTTTCATACATAATTACTCCTTCCTAAATATTACTACCCCACTGTGCGCCCCACCATCGAGCGGTGCCACGTAACCAGTCGCCACCGCTCCATCGTTCATCACCTGCATGGCACACTAAGAGGTCCCATCGGTCAACGTTAGAGTCTGGGCCGTAGGTATTGTTAGGATAACCAGTCGGATCTAAATAATAGAGGTCTAGTCCGTCCCGATTATCGGCCGCCTCAGCGTGTGTCATTTGATGTTGTAGGTCAAGCGGCACACCCGCGTTAATAGTGAGCACGGCCATAATCTGTGCCATAGTGGTTAATTGTGCTGTTGTAGGTGGCTCACTACCTAGATTATTTTCACTGACCGCATCCCAACACGCTTCAATAGCTATGCCTACAGCGTTACTATTTCGCATATAGGTGTGTTCCTTATAATCGGTTAAGGCCTCCATATCGGTCCACATCGTACCAGCTCGGTCGATGTTGATATGGTAATCTGTGAAGTGCTTACCACCTTTTACGCCGGTCCAATGTAGGTAGGCTTTTTCAATTTGGCCGTATGCATCTAGTGCTAAGGACTTTAACTCGTCCATTGTAATTTGTCTAAACATTTATTTCCCCCTCTCGTCATGGTTAATATCATCTGCTAATTGTTGTATGCCAGGTCTGTTCGTAGGCAACGTATTAGGCTCCTCTAACTTATCTGGAATCCCGTTATGGTCCTTGTCAATAAACATGCCACACAGCCCTACAATTGACATAAGCACCGATGGAACGAATATGTGGTCAATGATAAGAATACCCTTATCGATAAGCTGATTAGCTTCAGGCGATACATAGCCTTTAATCGTTGATAATACATACTGGGCAACGACTAACACCATAGGTACTAGCATGACGAGGACTAATGCCCTCGTTGCTAATACACCAGTTGGCCGTATGCCAGCGATTCGGATGGACTGATATGACCGCTTGATGCGGTTAATGATAGCTAACTTATCCATTACCCCTCCATGCTCTGATAATTTCTAGTACACCTTGGAATACCTTTCCAAAGTCGACGAGGTCATCTTCAACCATTTCGCGTAAGTTCTCGATAATTGACCAACATTCGGCGAAGAACGGAATCAGCATGAATAGGAATGAGAAAATATGGTCCAGGAATAGTTCAGTATTTGGAATCGGGATATCCGGTAGCGATTCAAACACTACCGATAAGACCATCCACGCTGGGTACTGGACACATAATTTCGTTAGTAAATCGGATCGTAAGCGTTCACTCATAAGGTACCTACGCTTCAGCCCTGTAGTAGCATCAACATATCCGCCCTTTCCCCATCCATACCATGCGAGCGTTGTAAGTAATGTTATAGGCGTATTGTTCCTGTGATTATCCTTGTTATACCTAAGCACCTCCGTCGTAATGCGTTGCGCTGCGTCAATGAATAGCAATACGGTGGTTAAAATGATGATAACGCCCATACTGACAATATGCTCATGTGACACACCGCCAATCAGCATTACTAAAATGTCGTTCAATATATCCATTCACTCCCCCTAAGTGTGATAGTTACGTAATAGGAACACATGCAAGCAAGGCTTTCATAGCGAACGAATCCGTCAGCATTCGCCATGCCTCGCATAAAAAATCTGTTATTACTTGCATGAGTTCTCCATTGTAGTTTGATTAATTACTTGCAAACATATCTATGAGTTGATTCATCGAACACAATCTCTTTGTTTTGGATTAATTGCACCGGGAACGCCCCATATAAAGGCGTGCCAATTTTAGGCACTATCTGAAATGAGCTACTATCCATTAATGACAATAACTTAACCGTGTTTATTGTTTTAATGAAAATAGGCTGATTGTCATTATTCTTGACTAAGCTAGAATAGTATTCCGTAAAGTTGGTCCTATCCAAATATAGATATTTCGTATTAGAAGATGAGATGTAAATTTTATCTATATCTGTTAGATTTAGGTTGCCGTAGAAGTATACTAAATCGCTAGATTGCGTATCATCTATGTTCGAAATATCTATATACAGATCTCGCCCATACAATTTGTATACGGCTTTACTAAGTTCAAACTGTTTATCCGGCTCGCCCAACACCTCTGCTCGATTGCCTTTGATTGTATGCTCTGACACTTTCGCACCCGTGAAATTGTGATAGGTAAGTTTGATATCATCTTCACCTAATGGCGGAATAGTAACGTTACAAGCCCCAGTACTGTCTAGCGTAAAAGGTGTATCGTTACCGACCACCTTAACGCTGTAATGAGGCTCACCTGTTACTGATACCACTTGTTGCCCTTGGATTACGCTCGGAATAGTCAACGGCTTAAATTCAGTACGAGGAAACGGCTTGCCAATGTTTCCAATCATGGCTGTGAGCACATCGTCAATATTTGTACTTTCGCACCATACATTACCTTGCAGCAACAACTGATGAGCGTTGTCGGCCGTAGCACTTGCGCCGTCTCGTCCGTCCTCACCCTTATCACCTTTAGGACCTTTCAAGGCCTCTAATTGCTCTGGTGTGAAATCTTCATATTGGAATGGGTCACCCTTTAGGCCGGGGTCACCTTGAGGACCTTGTAAGCTATCAAGCCATTCCTGTTCAGTACCTCGGAACCCATGAGCTACTGCAATAGCATAGGCGCTTTTACCTAAGCCCTCGATAAGTGGCAATGTAGTTTCCTTATCGAGTTTTAAAATTATTTCGTTTTCCATACCTAGTACCTCCTTACTCGTGCATTGAAATATCTGGAACGATGGTGACTGTCCCCTGCCCAAGCTTTATCCATTCCTGATCATTGTAGATAAATGCATCGTATAGGTAATCGCCACCCTTTAAATGGGCCTTAACGGAGTCCTTTCCGCTGATGAAGAACCCTACCTGTTTAGACTGTACCACAGGTGTTAACTCTAATTTCATATCATCATAGGGCCGTTTACGAATTTTGCACACGGCCTCATATTGACTTAGGTCCATATCGGAGCCAGGTGGTACGACGTAGGTCATACTGAAGTCCTGACCCGCGTATAATGTGATATCTTGTTCTACCATATAGACCTCCTCAGATTTCCATTTCGTCGGTTGAAGGAACGTTCTCAGTCCCATCTAGTTCGCAGATTAATACCCGTGTAGTTTTGACAGATTGAGGGTCTAGCGGTGTACCTACTTCCCCCCTATAATTGGTATCAATTATCACGCTATCGCCGTTCCAGTTGATATAGTGCTGAGCATACCCGCCTGTGGGGGTGTGAATATCTAAGATAGGATATACATAACACATACCAGGTTTCTTAATTCCCTGGAATTTAATGGTACCCATTTCATAGTCGACCTTACTAAGAAGCGTATCGCTGTTAAATTCCTTACGGATAATCTGAGCAATGCGAAGAGTCGGTAAGTTGCTGTTATACATAGGTACGCCGTATTTATCGAATACCTCTAGCCCTGAAGTACCTGTTTTAGGCATCCGGCTAGAGTATACATAGATTTCAATAGAATCGGTAATCTTACGAATGTCCTCAACGCGATCACATTCAAATGTCACCTGTAAGTAATTTGTCCAGTGGTCGATTCTATCCGGGTGTAGGAGGTTGCGAATTTCAGTAAGGCGCACATGCCGTAGAGGAGCGCTACAGGATAATGCATACGCGTAATACTCATCCGGCTTTCTTAAACGAATAGGGATATATACGGCCGATGTATATCCACCATTGTAGGAATTAATATACCCAATACCGTCGCCCTTATATAAATACTCCGATCCCGATTCCACCCTCCTATCGTGTAGAGGTAGGTTCTTTAAATTAATCCGATACTTTAAGTACATACATGATTCACTATCAGTAATCGTCAAAATATCGTCTGCGTTTCTGATTTCAAAATAGTTCATATCACATCACCCCATATATTAATGCAATTTTACATGGTCGGCCTTTATACTGCTCAGCGTCTGAATGTAGCGCCCAAGAAATAGTATCATCAGTTACTTTCAAATCATATAGGTTAGTAAACTGCATAACATTACCGTCATTATCATCCGTGTAGGCGTTAAAGAAATACCAAATATGTTGCCCATTGGCTAACTTTAACGTTGCGCTACCGCTAGCTTCAATAGTGTCAAATCGTTTTACACCTACGATTCGAGTTAATCTGTCCGTAATTGAAATGATTTCCGTTCCCTTCTTGTCAAATACTTGTATTCCAGCTGGCACAGTATCACCTTTCTTTCTAAATAACGAAGTCAGCTTTTCTTTTAACCACCTAATTAGTCGTTCCATAGGCCTAACCTCACTCTCAACACATTATTATCATCGAACACCTGGATTAAGTTATCTGATATCTCAACACGAGCGCCACTCGTCTTGGTGCGTAGCGTGCCAATAGTTGCCGTAATAGTATCTAGGCTATTTACTTTTAGCTTATCTGCGGTAACGCTATCCGCTTGAAGTTTATCACTGCTAATAGATAAGGCTTGAATCTTATCCGCACTTACAGAGTCGGCTTGGAGCATACCCTCCGTGATGATGTTATCCTCGAACAGTGCTTGGCCGGTTACGTGTAATAACTTGCCATCGATTCGAGTACCTTCAGGCGATAAGTTAATCCGGCTAACAATTTCCGTGCCGTTTAGACTGCCGATAGCCTGGGTTACTCTAAGGTCAATGCCATGGGATAGTGTAGTAATTTGGCCAGATAAATTCTTATTAAGGTCAGTTACCTTTTGGGTAATCCCCTTATCGAGTTGGACTAATTTAGATTCAAACCCATTAACAGAGGTTTTCATCGTTCCGACTTCAGCGTTCATCGCTTGGATTGATTCGTCCATAGCTTTTAGTCCTAATGCTTCCGCATCAAGTAGACTCTTATCAACTCTATCCTTAATAGTGACCGACTTCTCAGCCACTAAGCTACTACCGAACACATCGACGTATTCACACCGCACACGATACACCCCGGCCTTATTGGAGTAGGTGAGCATGCTTGACGTGGTTTCTAAATCGTCCGTACGATCATCACCGATAACGTGGCAACGAATAATATACGCCTGTGGCGGCTTTGCCCCAAAGTACAGGCTGAACCCTCCGAGTTGGTCCTTAACCTCGAACGAAGGCGCCTCTAACTGCGGTAAGTTGTACGAATACGTTGCCGGCGTTGAGTACTTACCTAGTGTACTTCGCGCGTGCAAGTACACGGTGCCACTTCGTTTCGTAAGTGGTAGATTAGCGGACGTACCTTTCACCTTTGCAAGGAGTGCGTTGGTGTCCTTGCCAGGGTCATTGTCCGTGCGTAGTTCGTAGTAGTCCACATCAGCGTTAAGAACATCGTTCCATGAGGCGGTGGCGTGGTCCTTGAACGACACAGTAAAGTTCCTAGGCATGTCCGGTACTTCGTCCATGGCTTTGACTACGACGTCAACTACCTGTGCGGTATCGGAGCGATTACCGAACCTGTCCACGGCCACGGCTTTAACCTCGTACTCTTCCCCAGGGCCCAAAGCTTTGATGATGACCTGGCTGTTACTACTACCCGCGTACTGCCAGTCTTGACCTGTGACGGCTTGGCCATTCTTAGATTTCAGTTTGTACCACACCTCAGCACTGTCAAAGTTGCCAGGGTTAGCAGGTGGTTCGAACATCACTTGAAGATCATAGTACACGCTCTTATCAGCGGTTAGATTATATCGGCTAATGACATGTAGGTTCTGCACGTCGCCAGGCGCTTGCATCTTAGGAATAACGATTTCCTTAGTAACCCCTGTAGTGAGTTGCCCTAAATCGTTAATCGCTTGTGCCTTAACCTCGTAGGTAGCCCCTAGCAGTACGTCAGATATCTCCGTGCTATTAGGTGATGCGGGGAAGTTCCCCACGTATTTCCAGGTATCACTTTTAGCGTTCCGATAGTTAACTACTACGTTGGTTATTTTGCCGTCACGTGGCAGTTGCCAACGAACGGCGATTCGTGAGTACATAATGCCATTAGCACCGTATACATCACTTACGAGGCCTATATCCTCGATGTCGCTACCAACTTCCGATTTATAGTCGATAACAGGAACAGTTCCATCATCGCTCGTATACACTTCTGGATAGTATTCCATACACTGTATCTTGCGAGTAAGGTCTGTACCGCCCTCTGTGATAGCTAGCACTCTAAACGGTTTAGCTGCTTTGGTTAACTCTCCAAAGGCGTACACACTACCTGGTTCGACTGCAATCGTTTCCTTAACCGTTACGTTACGGCCAATCACGCTCAACGCTGTGAGCGTAGTCACCGCATCGGTAGCATTGTTACGGATCAGTAATTGGTACTGCTTGCCAGGTAATGTCGATACTTCCTTATCAAGGGTAATAGTATTACCTGTATCAGCTACTACTCGGCCACCTTCGCCCCATTCAGGTACGTCATGTTGGATAAGAATAATATCCCCTATCGTACACGCTATGGCGTCGGTGAAAGCTTCGATAGATACAGTACGCACCTCGTACTTATTACATCGTAGGTAGTGCTTACCGTGTTTGAAAGCCTGGTCTAGGCTAGTACATCCCATGAGCTCTATTTGAGCTGGGTTGGTAAGAGTATCCGATTCATCGTAGGTATCGCCATACACGGGGATAACATCACGCTCATAGTCCTTATCCTTATTAAGGAAGGAGATTTCCACGGAGTTAGCACGGCTTTGGATACCCTGGAACTCCTCGGAGAAGCTACCTTGCTTAATGTTGGCCACAGTAAATAGTTGTACCGGTGTCGACTTATAATCGCTAACACAGGTGAACCTAGTTCCCTGTGGAATGACTTTACCTCGCCCTACGTTTTCCGGATATTTTAACGCATCCCATAAGCGACTAGCGCTATCGTAGATATAGTTGAACGTGAATCCGTTCTTATCGCAGTTATTGGCCCAAGCTTTGAACGCGTCATAATCCATACGTCCATGAGGCTGGCCAAACACGACGTATTCATCGCCAAACTTACGAGCCATGTGCAGTAGATCATATGCCGCCCATGCCGGGTTATCTGCACGTTGGACTTCATACTTTTGTTGGTACGGGTTGAATACATACACGGCGGAGCGTTCTTGTATCCAGGATACTTCAGGGTCAGAGCCGTTAAGTTGAGATGTGGCCAACGCTTTAATACCAATTAAGGCTTTACCTGGATGTACGAAGTCATCATATATAATCTGCGTCAATTGGTTCCAGTACACCTTATTGTTGTATCGGATTGAGCTACCGTCCTTACTGGAACAACGAACACGGACTTCATACTGCGCCTTATCGAGGTTATCAAATCGATAGACACGATAGAACGCGGTGTTAGTAGCCTCTGTAACCTTGCCCTTATAGTCACCCTCAGCGATTTCCGCGTCAGACTTTTGACGCGTGAAGGACCATCCGTCACCAGATTTCTTAACAAAAGCTTGCATACCCTTTTGATTGGAGAGTGGTAACTTATGCCACTCCTCGTCCTCCCCAACTTTCCGGATTTCAGCATCAAGAGTAACCGATGTAGCATCCATTCCTCCGGTATCGTTAGAGTAATACAAGCCGTTAGGGAAGCTGATAGTTAACTCGATAGCATTGCACGCGTCACCTTGTACACGTTGCGTACTCCACCCGGTTTTAAGCTCATAGTTGAGTACTTGGTCTGCGTAGTTATCGTTAAAGTTAGGGATAACAGTTTGGTCGTTGGTACCTAATCGGATATCTACTTGCACATCTTGGTAGTTACTAATTGGATTGGCGTTGATGCGGATATCCTCAATTTTGGATAACTCGCCTTCACCGGCACAATATAAGAGGTTGAGGTACTGCTTTTCACCATCACTGATAATGTGACGAGATAAGAGGAGCCCAGCGCTCTTCATACGGCCGTACGTAACGGCTAGAGGGTACCCTTGACCGGTTACAGTCTTAGCGCCGCCCCATCCATACGTGTTAGCCTGTGCGGAGTCCGTATGAGATCGGTCAGGCTTTGGTTGGGTTAACTTATTAACGAGCATATTGCCAATCATACCAATGGCCATGGAGAGTACTGTGCGCCATATTAGACTTTGGATACCAAATATAGCGCCACTAGCGATACCGCCTGTAGCGATACTAAGACCTATGGTTAAGATAATTCCAAAGAACTTACCATCGATTTGAGGCATGGCCACGATATAATCGCCATCGTTAACAATGGTATCGAGCGTAGCCTCTTGGCCATTAATGGAGTACACCCAGTCGCCATCTTGTTTAGCGTAAAAGTTTAATGGCTTGTTTGCCTTATAAGGGCGGTATTGCGTTTCATGCTGATCCGGTTTAAACGGATTCCTTACTAGCACTACATTAATCATCGGCTACTCCTTTCTATCGTATATATGTTTAAGCCTAGGAACGTATTTAGAAATATGCTCGATACATACACCGCTTGGCTTAGTGGCGTGAATGAATCGGCCATCGCCTAAATACACACCAACGTGGTCGAGTTCCTTACCTTTTAACGAAAAGACCAGGACACTGCCCTCCGTAGGTTCCTTGACCTCTTGCCACTCGTCCATAGGAATATCTGTGTAGTTTGGCAGTGTAACACCGTTACGGCGATACACCTCGGCCACTACGTCCCAACATTTGAGCTCCTCGAATGGAGTGCCAAGCATATCAGACATATCACTTGTTAGATGCATACAGACCTCCCTGTGGAATCGTTGGCTCGCCTCCGAATCGAACGCTATTACCTAGTGCTCGACATCGTGACAAAGTCTTATTACACTCGGTCTCGGTGCCCTTGTATCCGCACTGAACACCTTTGAACTTGAAAGGGCAAAAGTCCTTCATGATGCGGACTAAGGGGAACCGACGTGTGAAACTAAAATCCGTACCTAGTGTGAACTCCATCCATTCTGCATTAGCAACGGAGCCTGTAATAACAAAGTGTTCTTCTACTTCGCACACATTCGGTACATTTGTATTCATTACACGGACAATAACATTCGCACCTGTGAACCCTTGATTATCCTCCGCCAGGCGTTGGATTGTCCGTGTCACATTGGACACGGACAATTTAACATTTGGAAGGTCAGTCGAGTTATGGTTGACATCCGCTAACTTAAACGGAAATGCGATGTACTTGTTCCCTTGGAAGATAATATCCTCCGTGTTATACACGAGTCGGACGATATCACCTTTGTATTCAATATCAAGGAGCATGAGCCATACACCCGTGGCGTCTATTTTGTTTTTCTCCAAGATAGATGCTGTTGAAAGTGTTAACATGTTATGCCTCCTGTAATTTCACGGTACCAACCCATATGCCGTAGTCATTCGCTGCGAAGTCTAACTGATCACTGAATCGTACCTTGATAGTTTCCTTCGTTTCAGGGTTCGTCCAGTCGAATACTGTCGAGCAGTTGACCTCGTCGAAGAACGCTCTTAGCCGTAAGTACTCGGAGGTGGGCACCTTATAATTCACGTTGTATGACCGTAAGGCCTTAGTAGTCTTACGGCGACTAATAATCGTCATATTCTCCACTTGGCCCTTATAGGTCATATCCGGTGTAGTTTCTTGAATTGGATATATTGGATATCTAATGTTTGGAAATGTTGCCATGATTAACCTGCGGCTGCTTTAATTGCATCCCGCGCACCTCCTTTATTATTTGTTACGGCCTTAACCATTACATCGATGATGTAGTTTTCTCCATCAAATCTCGAGCTTTGTTGCTCAGATTCAAGGGCTTGGCCAGATTGGTTGATGATGTTAACAGTAACGTTATTCCCCTGATTACCACCTAGCATCTTACGAGTTTGACTAGCGTTATAGATTCGATGTGAAGCATTGAATTGAAGAAGCTCCGGACCGTTTTCACCGACCAATGTCATACCTGTAGGCGCTACCCCGCCGGATGCGAACTTAGAGAACCCTCGACTACTGAACGCTGAACTAAAGGACCTACCTGTGGAGAAGGTACGACCGCCTCCACCAATATTTCCTATGCCTCCGGCCAATCCACCGAATAAGCCTTGTAGCTTAGGTTGTAGGTACTGTTGGAAGGATAGGTTCACCATCATCTTAATAATGCTATTCGTCATATCCTTGAATATGCTTATAAGCCCCTTACTAAAGGATTTCGTGCCCGTGGCCATAGCCTCGAGATTACTTGTCCAGGTGGAGTTGATATTGCTCATCGTACTGTCAAAGGTCGACTTCGCAAGGTCAGCATAGTTCACGGTTTCCTCTTGATATTGACGTGCTGCTTCCTTCAATCGAGATTTCAAGTTACGCCCTGCCATCTCCCATAGCTTTTGTTGGGCTTCCACTAGGTTCTTCTCGATTTGTAAGCGCTGTGTAGCCGTCATCTGTGCATTAGCTAACTCGTCCTTCGAGTAGTCGATGTAAGCTTGCAGTTGTTCCGCCAAGATGGCATCGGACTGGTCCTGTGTAAGGTGCCCAAGTTTCACCAGGTTGGACTGATGATCTAATGCTTCAGTCGTTTGCGTGTAGGCAAGCTCTCTGATTTTCTGCTCTGTATCGGCTACGAGTTTTAATCGTTCCGACTCTGCCTTCTTCTCAGCGAGTTTCTTGTCCCCTACGGCCTTGGTGTACTCACGAACGTTATCCTCAATCTGAGCCTTTTGCGCATCGGACTCGGTCTTGATAAGTTGGAGTCTGTCCCCTGTACGTTCAAGGTCAAGTTTCGTAATATCCTCATTCATCTTGCGAACGCGAATAGTTTGATTACGCTCCGCCTCAGCAAGTTTCTTTTGATATACTTCTTCGTTCTTGGCCCTTGCCTCGGCCACTAGGTTGGAGTTGGCCAACGCTTGCGCGTTAGCGTTCTTAAGGGCATCATTAGACGCCGATACGCTTGCAGATGTGCCTACCAATTTAGCAGTATCGACATACCCTGTAACCGCCCCGAAATCACCTTCGACAGACTGTTTAGCGACTACCCCTGTACTAGAATTAGCGCCAGTGTATCCGCCGTTGCCATCAGAGATTACGATGTGATTATCTCCAAGAACGACGACGCCATCGCCTGCTTGAGGTGTATATCCATCACCCGCCGGATGCCATGCGCCCGCAGCGGCTGCCGCATCCATAATGGAAGGAACATACCGAGGTACGTCCTTTCCAAAGGTTTCCTTGACGGAATCAGCGAACAACTTGCCACAATCCGTAGCCCAAGTACCATCGGCGCCCAGTGAGTAGGCTTTGCCAAGTTGAGCATTAGCTGCAGCTAATACACCGGAAGCTTCACCGCTACCACCACCTACACTATTAAGCCCCGCTGCGGAGCGAATAATATCTCGAATGTTCTTATTGTTCGATTCGTACTGGTTCTTAGCGTTGAGCTTATCAATTTCGTACTGACTGCCGTCAATCTCCAACGATTGGAGCGTTAGGCTTCGAATCATGTCGTTAAGACGTTCCACGGAGCTAGCTAATTTTTCAGCCGCTTGTTCTGCTTTCTTAGCTGCAGCTTCTTGAGCCTTCGCCGCTTTACCGGCTTCCTCATTGGCCTTATTAATAGCTTCGTTATTCGATAAGCCATTCTTAGCGTTCTCGATTTCCTGGTCTAACCTGGCCTGTTCTTCCTCGGCTTTCTTCTTCGCCGCGTCAGCCTCTTCCTTAGCTTTCATAGCTGCGTCAATTTGAGCGCCCTCCTCCTTAGTGGCTAGGCGGTCATTCTTAATAAGCCCGAAGAAAGAGCTATCCTCAACCCAGTACCGGCCGTCGTGGTTCGCCATGTAGGCTTCACTGGTGCCCTTATCGGAGTTCATGTTCCGATGGGCTTTCATACCATTGACTTCAACACCTAGGTCAGTACCTTTAGTGCGCTCCTTGTATCGGTAGTCAAGCAAGGCTTTACCTGCCAACGCAATAGCACTGGCCAAGGCCACCCAAGGACCTGCAGCCGCTAATGTAGCAAGCCTCATAAATTTCAATGCAGTCGTTACGGACTGAATTACTGTAACAGCGATGCCCGCTTCAAAACTAAATTTCACTACTCCCGAGATAGCTTCCTTTTGTTCGGTGGCCATACTACTATAGGACTTCGTTAAGTCGATAGCCCATTGCGTGTAGTCCATAATCACTGGCAATAACTCTTGACCAATCATGATGGCCAAACGTTTGCCGGTCTGTTCCATGTCCTTTAATTGGCGATTGAACTGCGCCGATTTCTTAGCCGCCTCATCGTCAATGATAAGCCCCATGGCACGAGCACGGTCCTCGACTTGCTTCATCGCCTCTGCAGACATATTCAACATGCCATGAAGTTGGTACCCGGTTTTACCGAACAATTCCATTTCAACGCGAGTTTTTTCCGCGCCATCCTTCATGCCTCTTAGGCGTTCCTGGATAATCTGGAATACTTCAAGAGTGTTCTTCCCTTGAATCTGATCAATACTAATCCCTAACCGACTGAACATATCGGTCGCAAGTTTCCCCTCTGCGGAGGCTGTTTGCATTTTATCTTGAGCGGTGGATACTGCCTTCGCAAACTTGGCAAACGCCGTAGTGCTTACGTCAGTCGCTACGCCCATATAGTTGGCCACGGAGATAAAGGTACTAGCTTGCTCAGCGGTGGCACCTGTTAAGGACTGCATTTTCTTAACAGATAAATTCCAATCGAGTGCCTCCTTTGCAAGCTTGGAACCTAGACCGGTAATACCTGCACCGGCTCCAATGGTCAACATTTCAGTTTTTAATTTCGCGAGCTCTGCAACTGTACCCTTAGAGGCGGCTGCGATTTTTTCCAAACCGGCTTGCGTATTCTTATCGGTCAGTTGCACTACGATATCTACTACATTATTCGACATCCTTATTCATCGCCTCCATTTCTAATCCCTCTAATATCCACATGAGGTTGAATAACATCGGACCCAGGTTGATATGATTCATTTCCGCAACTGTGCGGATGGCCGGATAATCGAATCCGGCTAGCCCTCCGGTGTGATATATGCGTTGACTGCGTGATAGGGTATACAGTTTCATAGCCAATTTTGTACCAAATAATAGGTGCGGAGGATTGTATTCACACTCCGAGCAGTCGAAGGACTGCCGGGTGGCGGATTGTAACTCCCTACACCCTTGGCAATACTTCGGACGGTCAGAGGACATCCACCCCCACACCTCTTTTAGTTTTTTTCTGTGGCTTCTTGTACCTGGAATGTAGCGGTGATAACTTTACCTGCAAAGTCCATGGCTTCCTTATCAGATACAGTATTAAGGTCCTCATCACTGAGGCCATATACATCCATCAAGATGAACCGCATAATGTCACGGCTACGAATGATACCTGCCAGTTGATCATCTTCTTCGACTGGGCAATATACGAAGTCCAATCCTGCTTTAATCAACATTTCACGTTCAGACCATGTGAGGGCTCTTGCTTTTAGTTCCTTACCTTGAATCTTCATACTTACCTCCTATTAATATGCTGCTTGCGTATTAGTTAATTCGAATAGCACGGCGGATTCTTCAGAATCGTCGCCATAGTATGCTTTGAACGGCATTTCGATGTTAACGCCTTTAGGACCATCGATACCTGGGGAGTTCCGTTCGTAAATCAATTCAGGTAATTTGATAACCAAGGAGTTAGCACCTTTGGTAAGTGTCAATTCAAGGCTAGATTCTGTACCATTTACGGCTTTGTTCAAGAGATCCATGTTTTGGAAGAACGCTTTCAATGTGCCGGATACACCGACGATACCTGTATCGATATAGGTACGGAACCCTTTATTGCCGATAGCGTAGGAATCACCATCTAGGCCGAAATCAATGTTAAGGCTTAGAGACAATACGTTAGCAACTGTAACGCCACCTTCTTTGATTGTGGCTTCAAGATTTTCAAACGGCGTAAATGCAATTTGAGTAGGGGCTGTATCGAATGGCACTGCCGCCATTGTTTCCTTACATCCCATTACGTCGATAGTGGCTGTTAACTCGGAGTCACCGCCAAAATTAAGCGCCATCTTATTCATGCGTACACCGCTAAATTGTTGATATGTGCTGATATCCTTATAGCCTTGCTCGAATGTAGCGGATGGCATATCCGGACCGATTTTGAACACATGCTTATGCGCGGAACCCGCACCGGCTGTGGAAGTAGGCGCGCCAAAGGCCAATTTCAACCAATAGCCGAAACCGATTACATCGACCGGTGGTGTAATACTGCCGGATGCATCGATGTTACCACGACTAGGCGCAGCGGGATTTCGAGTACCACGAATTACATTAGAATCATTTAGATTTTGACTTGCTTTTAAAGAGGAACTAATGATTGGCATAACCACGCCACCGGTGGACGGTGTAACGCCAAAGTCAGTCTCAAAAGCCATTGTTAATTTGGATTGTGCGCCTTGCGCACGTTTAGCTACTGCCATGTTATCCTCCTATTAATATTCAACGTGACCGCCGATTACGTGCGGTATTTCTATTGTGAATGTGGCCTTACCTGGATACACAGGGCGCCACGATACATTATCCGTTTCATAGTCAATGTTAATGACTGGATAATTAGGGTTGACGGCCATAATACATTCAATGAGTAGCTGGCCAAGTTCATCAGTTTCAAATGCCCCTGTATAGGTAATGACACGGCCATTACGCTCCGCTTCCTTCCGATGTACGCCCCATACGAGTTGGAGTGTATACGAATAGGACTCCGCAAGCCCCTCGGACTTACTGTCCATTAGGACTATAACGCATGGGCAATCCTCTTCGAGGGGAGCCCCTGCATCGTCATACCCTACAAATATGGATAGGTCCTTACCGTACTTTGCTTGACAGAACTCATTGATGCGATCATTGTCCTTAATAGCCTCAACCCAACGATTCGCAATCACTGCGAGTGGAATTGTTTGCATAGCTACCTCACTTTGTATACTCGATTACTGGAGCCCCACGAGGTGTTACCGAGTGCGTACTCCCCGATTTTCTTTTCAAGAAACGGTACGAGTTTAGGTTGAAGGGCGTTACGCATCGGCCCGAAAGTTTCACGAGGTTTAATGGTGAAGGTCGTTTTCCCCTTGGCCAACTGGAACCCATGCGCAAATAATTTCTTACGCATGTTTTCTGTTATCTCCTTGGTGTAGCCCTTTTCAATCTGTTCTCCTAATTTCTTAGCGGAATTTGATAACCATCCAACCTTGACCGATTCAGACTTTGCGTCGTACTGATACCCTACGGCTCGGTACATCTTGCCAAGCGGAGTATACCCAACTGTGCCGGCTTTTACACCACTTGCGATAAGCTCATCACGAGACTTATGTGTCCATCCTTCTCGGTCTGCTTTATCGCCTTTCCGATAAGCTCTGCGAACTTTAGCCCCGAATGCTGCTTCGAGTTGCGCCCTCATCGCCGGTGGCATGAAGCTAGCATACTTCTTACCGCCTGGTGCTCCGGACTTGATGCCCTCCTTGATAGCCTTGGACATCATGAACCCCATCGACTTCATCGCCTTACGCATCCAATCTGGTTTCGTCTTAGCGATAAATTCAAGGTAGGGCGTAGCACCATCGTTAATGGTGATAGGCTCATTACTCATGGTCTCACCGTCCTTACGTTGGCCACGATTTCCAGGCAATGCATCTTATCGTCGCTATCAGAAATATGGTCCACATACCACTTCTTGCCATGGATGTAAATTTCATCCTTCGTTTTAGGTAGTGGTACATCCTTGGTCCGTACCCAAATCTTAGCCTTATCAGCTAAGCCGGTTACGAATCCTGAACCCTTGCCATCGTACTCACCGATTTCCACGCTCGCCTTGATGGTTTTACCTTCATATGTGATTTTCTCACCAAATGCCCCCAGGAGGACGTTTTCATCGTATGTATACATATTTGTACCTCATAGGTTTAACGGGGGCATGTGGCCCCCGTTATCCTCATAATATAGCTATTGACTATGCGCCAACTTTGACAGCTTGCACTAGCATAACGGTAACTGTATCTTGTGTAGCAGTTTTAGGCGCTACTGCGATACCCATTGGTTTACCGCCTGTTTTAACAACTTTATCTGTCAAGAAGTTAACTACATCGCCGACTTCAAAAGTATCTGCCTTATTAGCTGTTACTTTGAATACGCCAGTTACTTTAATGGCGCCAACTTCACCGACTTTTAAATCTGTGATAGCTACACCATGAAGTGCACCAGCTTCTACGATATCACCGGCTTTGACTTCTGCGGTTGCAGTAATGTCAATGCGGTCAGTTTCTTGTACGAATTGTGTCATCATATATCGTTACCCCCTAATTATTTACCAGCGTTTTTGTATAGACCACGGAAGTCAAGTGCACGTACACCTACGTCCAATGCGACTTTATATTCGATGCCATCTACATCGAAACCTTGACGAGTTTCTAAGCGTGGAGCTTCTACGCCGTTCAAGAATGTAGTTTCGATTGTGTCGTGTTGAGTTGCATCAGCTACTAAGTACCATGCATCTGGATCAGTGATTTCAGCATCAGCGATAACAGTGAATCGACCTTTGTATGGATTAACCACACCGGAGTTAGCACCTGTTACGTCCGCAGTAGAGTTCATGAGTTGGTATGCTACCATTTCAAGTTCAGGTGGAACGATTAAGTATTTAGGTGTGATGTTAAGTGTAGCGGTACCTTGGATACCCTTTTGACGGCGCATAGCAGTTACTGCTTTAGCAATAGCTTTGACGGATAATTCTTCACCAGTGGATGCAACGTTACCATGTTTGCTATTAAACAATGCAACGCCATCGTCCATTACTACGTCGCCGGTCAATTGTGCGTACACCATTTTGTTCACCAAACGTTTAGCTGCGGAACCGAAACGAGTTGCGATAGCGGAGAACATACCAAGGTCATCGTTGATGATAGCTTGACGAGTTAAGCTGAACAATTTGCCGTAAGTAGCGACTTTAGTACGTGCGGAAGTTTCACCAAATGTCATAGCCTTAAATTGACTGCCTTCTGGAACTAATTCCAAGTCACCTGCTTCAGACAATGCTACGCGAGTAGCTTCTTTGAAGTCACGGTTAGAGCCTTTACCTGCCCATAATTGGTAAGTAGTTTCTGCTTCGTTAAAGCCGTTCATTACGGATTTATTTGCCAAGTTAGACATGATAGCAGGGAATGTGGATGTGGAGTTAATAGCTTCACGAGCCAATTCCAAATTATCGCCAAAGTTAGCACGAAGGCCTTCACGTTGCAATGCTTCACGTGCCAATTCAACTAAGGAATGTGCACGTAATTCGTTAGCCCCTGGTGCTGGTTCATCTACACGAATACCCGCCGCCATTAACACTGCGTCTTGTGCAGCTGCGCGGAATTTATCGGATTCGGATTCGCCCATTTTAACGGACACGCCCGCATTGCGTGCACGTAATTGGTCCATAACCATTTCACGTGCTTCGTCAACGGATTTGCCCAATACAATTGCTTCGTCTGCGCCTTCTACATCGAAGTCGCGGAACATAGCTGTAATTTCGGAAGTACGTTTACGTTCTTCTTCCATAGCTTTCGCCAATTGTTCCTTTGTGATACCGCCTTCAACTGGAGCGGATTTCACTTCTGGAGTTTCAGTCAATTTTTCTTTTTCATCCATACCTTTTTGTTCCTCCTGTGTGTCAATACTTGTATGAATTTGAATATCATCTGCACTGCGCCCTACGCCGACCGTAGGGTCTGCAGGTACGGATACAATGCTGATTTCTAAAGGTTCCCAATCGGTGATGACGTATGCTGGACCGGTGAACCGGCCATTCGTGGATGTCGTACTATCATCTTCGAGCACCTCATATCGGTTAATAGCGTATCCTACGCTAACACCTTGAAGTGTTCCGGATTGGACTTTCTTAAATATGGCGTCAGATTGTTCATCTTCGTCAAAGCGTACTAGCGCTTTACCTCGATTATCTTCAATCCACACCTTTTCGATGTGCCCCACGACCGCATCACGATCATGGTTAAATAGCACAGTGCCTAAGCCATCGTTAAATCTATCAAGGTTGATACATTCTTCATCATGGCAAAGGATTTCATCGCCGAACCAACGGCCATATGGCGTTTCGGAGGAGAAGGAAAGTTCTACCGTCCGATTGTCGGAGTCGACTTGTTCAATCGTAGATTCTCGGCAATAGTTACCCTGAACACTACGTTTTTCATTTTCGTCCATTGCTAGCCATCAGCTCCTTCCTGTGATTGGTGGACGTTATCGTCACTATCTGGGTCCATCAATGGTTGCAACTCGCTGGAATAATCTAGTAACACCCCGAGCTCCTTGACTCTATCCTGTTCGAGTTTCCGTTGTTCAAGAACTTCTTCCCAATCACGCCCAGATGCTGCGCACACATCCTCTAAGGTTGTAAGGCCGGATTTGATAGCTTCCTTATTGGCGTTAACTTCCTTAACTGGGTCTATCCACGACCAACCTGGCGCAAGCCAAGAGACTTCTTGGTACTTGTCCTTATTCGCCAAGTAGTCAGATGGTAGTTCACCCGCTAAGTACATTGCGTCAATAAAGGCTTTCCAAATCGGCATGCAAAAGTGTGCGATAACAAATTCTTGCCATTGTCGGAAGGTCTTTTGGTCCTCTAACAGATTTTGCCTTGCTGCTGAGAAGTTACCTGATATATTACGAGCCACGATATCCGCGCTCATTCCTAGACCGGAGGATATTCTCCGTGTCTGAGTTGCCGAGTATTCACTAGCAGTCCCTGCATTACGTTTAGGGTCTGCAAATTCAATGGATTCACCAGGGCTAAGGTGTCTAACCATCCCCGGTGCCAATGTCATATTAGGACGTCCTTTACTATCCCTCGGTAGCATCGCCGTTTGACGTGCTGAATTTTGAGACGTTATGAACGCGCTATAACATGCGGATACGCGGGCGGCAATTAAGTCTGCGTCCATGTATTCGTCAATATCGTGGATACGGCGAAGGACTAATGCCAGGTGGCTCATCCCTCGAAGTTGAGAGGTACGAGTTGGCTTGAATAGTAAGAACGCCTGGTTAGTAGTTAGCCGTAGTGCGTCGAAACTGCGTAACCCCATTGGATCGCTTTGATATACGTGATACGCAACTGGTCTCCCATATTCGTTAACCTCCACGCCGTTGATGATGTTATTCTTGCCATTCTGTAGGCTAACCGCTCCGATGTTCTCCGCCTCAATCAATTGGATTGATAGTGGCAAGTACTCACCTTGTGCAGTTTTGTTGACTAGAATTTCACCATCATACAGCATCCGCCGTAGTGCGATAGACTGCAATTCGTAAAAGTTGGACATGCCTCGGACGTCCGCATTTTCAGCCTCTGTCCATTTGTCCCAGGCTTTTTCAATTTTGTTGTTAAGGTTTGTGTTTAACTTACCTTTACCGCTCCTTACCTTCGCCTGTGGCTTTATCCCAACACCGATTACGTTACGGATTAACGCCGTAACTACAGACTCAGCTAAGTCGCTGTTCATTTCAGCTGCACGAGCTCGACCTCTAATAAGGTCACGTGCTCCGGTGGCCAACTGCTCGGCGGTGCCATAAGCAGGTTGCCAGTCGCTACTCAATCGGTCCATTGACGCCGCATCATATTTGCGGATAGCCTCTCGTGCTGCGATACGATTAAGCGCCCTTTCAGGGCTAACCCAACCGATTACCTTATCTAAGATATTCATCGTCCACCCCATGTCACGTATGCATCACTCTGGAAGCCGTTTGCTTCCTCATGAACACGTTGCATCAGCGTTTGTTCGCGTGCATATAACACAGGAAGGTCAATCGCTTTAAACCGTTTACCGCCAATCTGTAACTCGGAGTATCCTTTTGTTTCGATATCCTCAATGACTTCACGGATACGGTCCAATTGTTCGTTTACATCGCTCATGGTTCACCTCCTTATCTAAACCAATGGTTCGTATTTCCCATCCCTACACCGTAGTCGATATCCTCGGTTACGGAATTGGATTCTTCATATTCCTCGGGTTCCGTTAAATACTTCACCCCTGCAATATCTGCAACCGCAGCATTGTATGTACATGTATCTAACAAGTGATTCGTAGGATGCCCGGTGAGTGGTTTCCACTGCACCGTAACTTCACCCGTTTTCACGTTGCGGATTTCTTGTTTTTCTTCCGACCGGAGATGGTCAGTATATTCTTGAGGACAATCCTTGAACAGATGGATTGTACCTACCTCATCAGTTGGCCGTACCAGCCGAGCAAAGATGAAGTCCTTCCAGTAGTCCGTATTAAGGACGTACAATTTAAGACCCCCGATAACGCCCTTCTCAACGCTAGACATTGAGTAAGGCGCCGTTAGCGTCTTATGATTGGATGAACCTTTTAACGGAATACATATTTCAGGGAACCTTGCACAGAATTGGTACACCTCGTCCGTTCTGAAGCCTGAGTCAATGCCCGCCTTCATCACTTGTCTAGGTTCGCCGTATTCTGTTGGGTATTCCCGGTTAACTATGATCTCCTCTAGGTCATCCCATGTACTGGCTTGGCCATAGTCGATAAGATAGGACTTTACGCCTGGCGCATAGGCCCTAACCTCCCACCAGAAGTGGTCAAGCTGTACGTCAACGCTAGCGATAAGTAGCGTTGCCTTATCTGGTACTACGCCACGGTCATAGGTTGATTCCGTGAAGTGTAGCGTTTGTGTGCTTTTCGTCTTAGCACTTCGCCAAGGTTCTGCTAGCCATGAATTGATAAAGTTCATAAATTGGTCCGGAAAGTCTTTTGAAGTATAGAACTCATACGCAACTTTCCCAAAGGCTATCCATGGAGAGTATAAGGACGATAAGTGGTATCCAACCGAACGCACTCGACAATCGGGCTCGTTTTCGGTTCGCCATTCTCCGTTACGAAGCATATCCATTTTGTGCTTATCGTGTATCGCTTTCTTACAATGCACGCATTCATAATAGGCGGTGTCCCTGATGCGGTCCTTATTGCCTTTAGCCTCATCGGGCCATTTAATCTGTTTGAACACGAGCTTTTGATACTCACCACAGTGTGGGCACGGTACATAGTACTCTTTCTGTGCGTGAGCTTGCTTGAAAGCGGTCCAGATATTGCCATTCTCAACTGTTGGAGTTGATACCATCACGTGTTTGGCATCAACGAACGTCTTAGTACGTTCCGTTGCCAGCTTAATCGGATTGGCTTCCTTGCCGGAGAATACCGGATACTTATCGACTTCATCGAAGAACACATACTTGATAGCTCTTGACGCTAGGCTCGATGGAGAGTTAGCACCGGACAATACCAGGTAGTTCCCTGTGTTGAAGTTGAGTTCTAACTTTGAACTTTCGTTTTCGTTGTACATTTCAGCCAATGGCTCTGTGTTCTTGATCATTGGCTCAACACGTTTATCGCTATTAAATTTTGCTAACGTATCTGTTGGATAGACCATCATTACTGGTGCCTTAGATTGATGCAGCGCGAACCCTATCATGTTGAGCTCAGCTTCGGTCTTACCAATCTGCGCACCAAAGCACAGTACAATCGATTCAATCAGATTGTTATTGAACATATCCATAGGCTCTCTTAAATAGGGAGTGCGGTGCGTGTGCCAGGGTCCGGGTTCTGCACTAGTGCTTGGGAGTACTCTGAACTTATCGGCCCATGTGGAAACGGTGTACCGCTCCGGAGGCTTGAAAGCTGCAAGCTCTTGCGCTGTCCACGTAAACGATGTACTAGAATCGTGTGATGAATTGTAATGACATTGTTTATTCGGATTCCTTGAATTTTTGGAATTAACTTTTCTTCGCTTTCGTGTAGACGCCGTCGCGCGCGTAGCTTTCGAGGTACTCGTTGACACACTCATTCACCGTCCTCTCTACAATCACCCTCGTTTCTGCATCTGGAAATTCTTTGCTAACCGCTTTTGGTAACAGACCAAGGGATGATTTCAATTCGTTAACGCGCCCAGTCCATTCCCGAGTTACGTCCTCGACCGCAATATATTGGCCTTCAAGAACTTCGTTCATTCGCTTTTCGCGTTTCGCCTTGGCTTCCTTATAGTCAGCTTCGGCTTCAAGTTTTCTTTGAGCAGCGGATTTCGTTCCGTCCTTATCCTTAGACATGCCAAGCCATACAAGAACTTCACGAACGTTCCACCAACCCGTTGCCACCTTCGGCATACCTGCACGATTGTGGCGTGATATCATTTCCGGACCGAGGTCCAGAATTTGGCATAGCACTTTTGTGGTGACAATGATCTCGCCGTTGTCATCGAACTTGACTTTGGGTCTTTCCGTGGCCATTTTGGACCTCCTTCCGTAAGTGTCTATTGGTAGGGTACTTTCTACTTGAAAAAATTTTTCACGTGCGGACAAACATCGCGCGGAGGCGACCACCGGCGATTTTCCGCCGAGGAAGTACCTTTTTGTTTCAAATAATTTAAAAATAAT